TAAGTATTTTAGTTTCTTGTATAGTTATTGATAGTTAGGGGATAAAATTTATGGATGAAAACGATTTAAAACAGGGTGAAGTTATAGAGGCTGACCCAATTTTAAAAAATCCTAAATTACCTACCCCTTATTACCAAGATGATTATGTTACCCTTTACCATGCCGATTGTAGGGAGATATTGCCGCTATTAGAGCCTGTGGATTTAGTGCTTACTGACCCGCCTTATGGGATAGGCATCGCAAGTAACCCTGTTAGGCAAAAACACGAGCGTAAAAGTTGGGATAATGCACCACCTGATTGCAGCTTAATAGAGTTGGTAGTAAGGGCTGGTAAGCAAGCAATTATTTGGGGCGGCAATTATTTTGGGTTATCTCCTAGCCAATGTTTTTTTATTTGGGATAAGCAGCAGCCAGAAGATTTTAGTTTGGCGATGGTTGAAATGGCTTGGACTAATATAAAGGGGCCAGCCAAAATGTTTAGAAAGTCTGTTTTGAGTTACAAAAAAGAGCATCCCACTCAAAAGCCAGTTTCTTTAATGTCTTGGTGTATTAGCAAGAGTAATAACCCTAAAAACATTTTAGACCCTTTTGTTGGTTCGGGTACTACGCTTAGAGCTGCTAAAGATATGGGGATTAGGGCTATAGGTATTGAGCGAGAAGAACAGTATTGCGAGGTAGCAGCAAGGCGATTGCGTCAGGAGGTATTAGGTTTATGAGTGATGAAAAAGAAAATGCAGTTGTTCAGGAATCCTTAACCCCTGAAATGGAGGTACTACCTCCTGTAATGCGGGAAATACCCCAAACTAGAGACCATCAAAGGGATGAGCAGTTAGCTTTACAGATACGAGATATGGGGCGATTAGGGCTATCTAAGAGCTCTACGGCCCTAGCTGCTAGAATTAGTACCTACCTTCTAGACAAGTATTACTCTGATGAGTTCCTAGAGGGGCAAAGCCAGATGCAAAAGGGGCTAGCTACTGTGGCTATAGCTGAAGCTATGAATGGAAATACTCCTATCCTACTACACCTATTAAAGACTAAACTTGGTTGGTCAGAGCAGCAGACCCTGGAGATTACGGGCGAGATTAGGAGTGTGGTTAGTGCCAAGCCGATGTCCAAAGAAGAGTTTGTTCAAAGGTACCTCACCCAAGAATCAGAAGATTAGTTATTACCTATGCCCAAATTGTCTAGAGCCAGGGAGCATAGTTACTGATAATGTTATCGTGGTTTGTACTAAAAGATGGTGCGGTAGAGGGTTTCGATTGTTGGACCACAAAATTACAGAAGAGGAATACGATAAGGTATGGGGATTGAGCACAGCTTCAAAGAAAACGATAGACAAGTAATGCGTTGCCCTAAATGTGAGGTTTTAACCTTAGAGAAGATAGGAGAAGAAACGCCTTACGTTAGTTTCTTTGCTGGTCTTTCAGGCGAGTATTTTGTGTGTCAGAATCCTAAATGCGAAGTTGATAGGATTTATAGCGAAGATGCTGTAACCTACCGCAAATAAGGAGAGATATGAAACCTCAAGTAGACTTAAAGGTACAAGCTAGGGAGTGGGCTGAAAAGCGCACTAAAATTATGTTGGGCAACGATACTCCTGCTAAAATAGCTGAGGAGGCGTGGCTAGCTGGTAACGCAGCTTCTAATCAAGAATGGTTACACGTTAGAGACTTTTTACCTGACCTTAATGAGCAAGTTTTAGTCTATGGCACAGCTAAATCTAAGCATGAGTGGAAGGTCCAGCCGGCTATGTTAAAAACAAATTGGGTTGGTAAACGAGAGCCTTTTAAGCCTGAGTTTTACTGGGATGGTTACGATATTATTGATTTTGATGGTGAAACTGACGAGATTGTCGATGTTGAATACTGGATGCCATTACCTTTAAAACCATCAGCAAAATGGCCGAAGCCTTAGACGTAAATGTAGTATGGGCACCTCAGCCTGGCGCTCAAGAGGCGCTAGTTCACTGCCCTATTACGCTTATTGGCTTTGGTGGTGCACGAGGTGGAGGCAAGACCGACGGCGTACTGGGTAAGTTTGCAATTAAGCAGGAACAACTAGGGCAGGACTTTAATGCTATCTTTTTTCGTAAAGAATTGCCTCAGGCTGATGACCTTATTGAACGTGCCAAACAGATATACCTCCCGCTTAAAGCGCATTACCAGGACCAGAAAAAGCAATTTACCTTCTTAGGCGGTGGTCGCCTACGTTTTAGACCTCTAGCCAACGATGCTGATGCTGAGAAATTTATGGGGCAAAATTTATCCGATTGCGCCATAGAAGAAGCTGGTAACTATGCGGATCCTTCTCCTATTTGGAAATTATTTGGCTGTATGCGTGGTAAAGGAAATGGTCAAATCATTCTAACTTTCAATCCAGGAGGAATTGGGCATGGTTGGCTAAAAGCGCTATTTATCAAACCAGCCCCTAAAGGAATGAAGCTCCTTAAAAAAGACTTACCCAACGGAGCTAGTTTCGATTATATCTATATTCCAAGTAGGGTAACGGATAACCAAATCTTACTTGCTCGTGACCCTGATTATATTAACCGCTTGCACATGGTAGGAAGCCCTGAGCTTGTGCGAGCTTGGCTAGAAGGAGACTTTGAAATCCATGAAGGAAGTTACTTTCCTGAGTTTAGCTCTAAACATATCATTTCTCCTTTCAATGTACCTAAGCATTGGCCCCGTTATATGGGTTATGATTGGGGCTATCACTCTCCTTTTGCTGCTGTCTGGGGTGCTGTTAGTAGTGGACGTACTGACGATGGTAAGGAAGTACCATATCCTAAAGGGTCAATTATCATATATCGAGAATTATGGGGCAAAGGAGTTGATAACGTCACTCAGGCCGAACGAATCGCAGCATTATCAGTAGGAGAGATGCCTATCTGCGCTGCTGACCCTAGCATCTTTAATAATCAGGGTGGTCCTACAATTAATGACCAGTTCAATACTGTGTTTTCTAAGTATAAGCATCCATCCTTTAGACAAGCTGATAACGACCGCATTTCGGGCTGGTCACAAATCCGGCAAAGATTGACATCTAACCCACCGCTTCTATACTTCTTTGCCACTTGCCCATATTTGCTAGAGACTTTACCATCTATGTCAATAGACAAACAAAAGCCAGAGGATCTAGACAGTAAGGGTAACGACCACGCCTGTTTAGCTGCTGATACCTTAATCATTACCGATACCGGTCCTTGTCAAATTCAACATCTTTGCAACGGAATGCCAGTTAATGTCTTAGCGCATGACGGTTATTATCATAAAGCTTGGGGCGCTCTTACTCGTAAAAATGCTGAAGTAGTCAAAGTTATTTTTGATGATAATACGGAAGTTATTTGTACGCCCGATCACAAGTTTATGCTCGAAAATGGTTCATTTAAAGAAGCTGACTGGGCTCATTGGCAAACATCCGTCGATCTGATACGCTGCGTTACATATGATGGTAAAGGTTATTTCAGAGACGATACAAGAGTTCAACGGTGTCCGATATTACCGTTGTGGAAGTTACTTCTCCTCGCAGCAAAAGGGCGTTCGTGGCTCAAAACGATTGCACAGAAAAGTTTGGGAATACTTCAATGGCGCAATTCCCAAAGGAATGCACATCCATCACAAGGACAAAAACAAGGCCAACAACCAGATAGACAATTTAGAATTACTGGATTGCAAAACTCACCTAAGCGACCATATGACGCCCGAACGACGACAAGCAGCAGCGCAGAATATAGTTATGAATGCAGTTCCAGCAGCGGTACAATGGCACAAGTCTGGGGAGGGGCGACAATGGCACTCTATCCATGCAAAGAAGGTGGCGCAGAATATGCCTTATATTCAAATGACGTGCCAGTTTTGCAACAAGGAGTATCAAACCAAACTCCATATGAAGCACAAATCAAAGTATTGCCACCAAAACTGCAAAATGAACGCAAGACGAAAAAGATTAAAGCATTCTCTTATCACGTTGTCTCACAAGACGTGTATTGCCTAAATGTGCCAACCGCTAGTACATTTGTATTGGCAAACGGGGTGGTATCGCATAATTGCGATGCTTTAAGATATCTCTGTAAGACACGTTTAATTGATTCTAAATGGGAAGAGCCAGAACAAGTATTAAACAGGGGCATGGTTAAACTACAAAGTTATATCTCTAAAGTCAGGGCTAGGAATAAGCGCGCTCAAATATGAAAAATAAAACTATTCGGCCCTTAGCTAAAAAATATTCCCCAAGCTGGTGGAAGTCCCAAATCACTCAAGCCGATAGACGCTACGAAAAGTTCATTAAATCAGCCGATGAGTCCATTAAGGTATTTAATGGCATTAAAGAGATTGAAACTCTAAAAGATGCTCCCCGTCGTTTAAACGTATGGTGGTATTGTGTTAATACGCTACTACCTGCTTACTACAGCTCAACCCCCAAGGCTGAAGTAAACCTGCGTAAACGTGCAGGGGGGCAACCTTATGAGCTTGGGAGCGTTATCCTTGAACGTAATACCCAGTATTCAATGGATTGTCATTTTAGCTTTGATAAGGTGGGCTATAACGCAGCTTTGCAGTTCTTACTAACCGGCCAGGCTGTATTATGGGCTAGGTATGCTCCAAAGTTTGAAAAAGTATTTCAGGAAATTGCTGTAATTCGTGACCCTAGTGGCGCTCTAATTCAAGGAGATGGGACACCGTATGAAGGAGATACTGAAGGGTTTACTGAGGCATCTAATGGTATTCTTATCTCTTCCGTTGAGGTGGAGCAAAAGGTCAGTGAGAAAGCGATTCTTGAGGTTGTCCAGTTCTCAGACTACCGCTGTTCAGACGCAAGAAACGAATCTGAAGTCGAATGGCAAGCAAAACGTGCCTTCTTGGATAGGGACGAAGCAACGGCTTTATTTGGCGAAGAAAAAGCGGATAAACTAAACTACGATAGTGTTCCAGAAACTAGCAAGAAAGAGGCTAGCCGACAGGATGAGAAGTTTGAAGGTAAAGCTGAAATCTGGGAAATCTGGTGCGAAGCTACTAATAAAGTTTATTGGATTCAGACCAATTACGAAGATGTTCTAATTGAAGAGACAGAACCGCCTATTAAGTTTGAGGGCTTTTACCCTTGCTCTGTTATTAGACAAACTCAAGACCCTAACAGCGTAATTCCTGTATCTGATTATTCTCATGTGAAGGATCAAATTCTTGAAGTTGAGCGTCTTACTACCCGTATCCATGCGTTAACTCAGGCAATACGGCCTAACTTCATTTTTGACGCTGCCATGGGTGATTACCTTGAGCAGTTGTTTCAAGATGACCTTAAAGGTATTGGCGTTACTGGCTGGACGGCTAATAAGGGTCGTGGCGGGCTACAGGGCGGCATGGAGTTTTTGCCAATTGAGCAGTTTGTAAACGTACTTAATACGCTACAGCAAAACCGGCAATCAGCATTACAGCAACTATACGAAACACTAAAAGTATCAGACCTATTGCGTGGTACTTCTGAGCAGTACAAGTCAGCTACAGCTAATAGACTTGAAAGCGCTTGGTCATCCCTTGGCTTAATCGTACGCCAGAACATGTTCTGCAAGTTTATCTCTGATGCCATTATGCATCTTGGCACAATTATTGCAGAGCAGTTTGATCCAGAGCGCATATTTGAAACAGCAGACGCAGACGCTCTAATTGAGCCTACAATATTTATCCCGCCACCTCCTCCACCGCCTGAGCCAATGCCAGGACCGGAAGGGATGCCGATGGAAGAAGGAATGGCACCAATGCCACCTATGGAGCCACCGGCACCGGACCCGCTACAGCTTATCGATGAGATGAAGCAACAGATCTTAGAAATATTTAGGGATAACACCAAGCGTAATTACCGTATCGAAATAGCTTCCGACTCTATGGTAGCTATTGATCAGCAACAGCAGCAGCAGGAAGGCTCTATGCTTATTCAGGCCGCTGGTGGATTTTTTGACCAGATGCGTGGCCTAGTAGAGCAATACCCGCCACTAGCTCAGTTTAGCTTGTCCTTATTTCAAAACTTTATTAAACGCTTTAAGGGCGGCAAAGAAATTGACGGGTTGTTTAGCAAGGCGCTTAAAGAGATTGAGCAAATCTCTAAAGCTAAAGAAGAGGCAGCTAAGCAGCCGCCACCTCCAGATCCTAAGACACTTGAAATTCAAGGCCGTATGCAGATTGCTCAGGTTGAGTCGCAAGCTAGACTTCAAGCTACTCAAATGGAGATGCAAGACAAAGCCGTTAAGAATCAGCTTGCATACCAGGACCAACAGCTTAAAATGCAGCGTGACCAGCTTGAATCGCAACTTCGTGTTCAAGAGCAGCAATTTAAAGAGTACATGGAACAGCAGCGCCTAGCTATTGACCAACAGGAAGTCCAGATCAAAGGACAAGCCGTTCAGGTTGATATGCTTAAAGTTCAGTCTGCCGCTCAGACTGAAGCAGAT